AGAGATTGATCGCGAGGTGCTCAGCGACAGCATCGAAACTCTCGAGGTCTGTCGCCGACGCATCGCTCATCTCGATCGACTTGTCGACGCACTGCAAGCCGAGATCGCCTACCACCGTTCGTGTGGTCCGACGTGAGCCACTGGTCTGATCGAGCAGCGTGCAAGGGACTCACCGACGTGATGTTCCCAGTGCGTGGCGACTGGCAAGGCGTGGAACGTGCGAAAGCAATCTGCGCGACCTGCCCAGTGATCGACAGCTGCCTCGAGTGGATCAGTCGCAACCCTGAGCGCTACGGCATCTGGGCAGGCATCGCTGGCAAAGAGATCACCGAAGAGCGCAAGCGTCGGGAAATCATCCCGAACAAAGCCAAGCACGGCACACGCGGCAAATACACAGCCGGCTGCCGATGCGAGCACTGCACCGAAGCGAACGCTGATTACAAGCGCAAGACCCGCAACACCTTCGCCGCTTTCTAACCAATCACAAAAGGACACGGGCATGACTGCAACCGACGAACTCACACAACTGCCGACCCGACGTGATCGATGGGGACGCTATGTCGTCCTGCCCGAAGGTGGCACTAAGCCGATCGGCTACACCAGGGCGACGACAATCGCCAAGGGCATCGAAGACTCGGGCGGTCTGCTCAACTGGGGCAAGCGCATGGTGGCCATTGGCCTCGCGCAACGTCCCGACCTTGTCGCTCTGGTGTCGACAACTCCCGACACCGACAAGAAAGCCCTCGACGGGATCTGCGAACGAGCTGCTGAGCAAGGGGGAGCGACGGTACGTCGTGACCTCGGCACTGCTGTGCACGGAATGCTCGAGCGCTCGTTCATTGACCCCACCTTTGTCGCGCCGGACCCCTACGGCAGCGACATTCAAGCCGTCCACGATGCGCTGGCGTCCGCCCGCTTGCGCGTTGTGGACGGCTACTCCGAACGCATGATCGTGCACGATCGTCACCAGATCGCCGGCACGTTCGATCTCCTGGTCGAAGACGAAACCGGCCAGCGCTTCGTCGCCGATTACAAGACCGGCTCATCGCTGCTCGGCGCGTTGGCTTTCGCCATTCAGTTGTCGATCTACGCCAACGCCGACGCTCTCTACAACCAAGGCGCAGCGGCCGACGGCAGCGAAGACACCCGTGAGCCGATGCCCGAGGTGTCAAAGCTGCAGGGCGTCATCATTCATGTGCAGCCAGGCAGTGGCCACTGCGATCTTCACTGGCTGGATCTCGCCGTCGGTGCTGAAGCGCTCGAGCTCGCGATTGCTGTGCGACAGATGCGCAAGTCAAAGGTGCTGTCACCGATCACCGTCGAGGTCGACGTGGTGACACGCACCAAGCAAATCGCAGCAGCCGAAAAGATCCTCGCCGCCGCTGACGGCAACGTCGACGACGAGTGGCGCGCGTGGATGACTGGTCGACTTAAGTCACTGATCGACGCAGGACACTCGCAGCTCATTCGCAACTCATGGCCCGAAGGCATTCCCACGCTCGGCAGTGGCAAGTCAATTGCCAACCATCTCGCCGAGCCGATCGAGCAGGCAGTGGCGATGATTGAGACACAGGTCGGCGCAGCGTTTCCCGACCCGAAGCCAGGCGAAGTGCTCGTTGAGCGTCGCGAGGCTGCACCACAGCGACGTGGTACACCCGACGAAGGTGCCGAAGTCGGCACTCCTGAGACTCAGAGCGTCAACAAGCACGCACGCAAGCTCACCGTCGAAGGTCGCACCTGGCTCGGCGCAATGATGCAAGCAGCGAAGGATGCGAACCGGCCCGTCAACATGACCGGCCCCGGCGGCAAGAAGACCGAGCGCCGATTCAACATCGCTAGCTCACTGATCGCCTTCGCCGATCACGCCGACGACGACCTTGCTCGAGCGCTGATCTCGATCGCCATCGGCGAAGAGGTTCAGCCAGGACACGACCTTGGCGATGCCATCGGCACGCTCACCATCTCTGAGGCCATGCGTCTCGGACACCTCGCCCGTGCACTCAATGCCGGCTCACTCATCCCGATGTGGGAGTCGAACGGCGTGCGCATTACTGGCGACATTGACGCAGCGATTGCTGCGTAACAAACACAGAAAGCAGGACAGCACCATGACAGACATCATCAGTGAACTCACCCGATCAGGTGGAGCATCAGCAAAGTGGGATGCCATCGGCGACGTGCGCCGCATCGTCATCACCGATGTTGAGAAACGACAGGTGACCGACTTCGTGACAGGCGAACTCAAGACCTGGCCGAACGGCGACCCCGTGTGGCAGTTCGTCTTCAGCGGCACCGATCCCGACACCGGCGACGAGACTCGATTCTTCGCTAAGGGCTTTCAACTCAGCGCAGTCAAAGAGGCACTGCGCTCGGCAGGCGTCAGCGCTGGCGACACGCTCACCGGCGGCACGCTTGCAATCAAGTGGACCGGCGAAGAGCCGTCAAAGACGAAGGGCATGAGTCCGGCAAAGACGTGGTCGGCGCAATACAAGCCAGCCGTCGCCAACGCCGTCACCGACGATCTCATCTAGATCGGGCACACCAGGCAGTTCGTGCTGCCGTGCGCCGTATGGGTCGGCGCGTCTGGAAGAGCCGCGCCGACCCCACATTCACACCTGCCAACCACAGCTGCAGGGCATCGAGTCTGACCCTCCTCGGCGACTCGATGCCCTGCGATCTCTCAAGGGGACGACGTGCAAGAACCGCACCTCAACATCATTCAGGACCGCCTCGGCAACTACTTCGTCGAAGTAGCCCAGGGCGCAGAGCGCATCACCATCACTCCGCCGCTGTGGTCGACGAGTGAAGCCACCGAAGCGCTCAGGCGCATCGCATCAGTTACCGGCCTACGCACTGGACGCATGGCCTAATGCACCACGGCCCCGACCCCTACACGCGCATGCTCGAGCGCATGGACGAGATGCTTGCTGCGGACAAGGACCGCAACGAACGCAAACTGATCGAGACCATCGCCGACCTGGCACGCATCGGGCGCACCGGGCAACGACTCGCCGACTACCTCGCTCACATTGCCGCCGAGGAACCAAAACGGCGAGACGCAATCAACGAACTGCTGAGCGCATGGCGACACGCACTCAACCACTGAGCAACAACTGGCGCTGCCCGATCTGTGCAGACGCCTACTCGACACCCCGACCAGTGCTTGGCGTGCTGTGCGCACCTTGCACCAGAAAGAACCGAGGAATAGCACGATGGATGGAACCCGAATTGACCACCGAAGAACCGCCGCAGGATGCGTCGCTGTGATCGCCCTACTCGGCGCATCCTTTGCGCTCGGACGCTGCAGCGCACCAGCAGAAGCACAACAGACGCCACCGCTCACCCTCGATGCAGCGACAGCTGCTGGCTACGACTTCCACGCCGCTGCCAGCCAAGCCCTCGCCGACCTCGACGCCTACCTGGTCTCGATCACGACAACGACGACAGCAGCTGCGCCACGAACGGCACCGAACTACGACGCAGGCGACGGATCTCGCTGGGACCAACTTGCACAATGCGAAGCCGGCGGCAACTGGTCAGCGAACACTGGCAACGGCTTCGGCGGTGGTCTGCAGTTCATGCACCAGCGCAGCTACTCGACGTGGCTGTCATTCGGCGGGGGAGAGTTCGCACCTCACCCGTGGGACGCAAGCCGAGAACAACAGATCGACATCGCTGAGCGAGTCCTGGCTAGTTCCGGCTGGCGCGCTTGGCCTGGCTGCGCGCGCAAGAACGGCTGGCTGTGATGGGCGAGATTCTCGACGCATTCCTCACAGCTTTCGACGCCGACAACACCAAGCGCTGCGCAAAGTGCTGGCGATATCTGCCGCACAGCGACTTCGGCCACGACGGCCGCACACGCGACCACCTGACCTACCGCTGCAACGCATGCCGATCAGTAGTTGAGACACACACCAGCACCATCGACCACCACGGGGACATCTAATGCCATCGATCAAGATCAGCAAGACTGCACTGCCCGACCCGCCCGAAACGCTGACCATTGAAGGTAGCGACGGTCAGCTCATCGGCACGCTGCGCTTCACCTACAAGAACGGCATCACCAGCGTGCTCGAGTACGCACCAGGGCAAGAACCGCACCGCACCTACCCGCTGCGATCAAAGCACCGGCCACGATGAGCTACAGACCTCACGGCTCACACCGCCGCTATGCGACTGACAAGTGTCGGTGCGAACCATGTCGGCGCGCGTACAGCGAATACAAGCGGGCCAACCGGCTCGGCAATCTCGGCCCGACGACGCACTTCCTGCGCTGGCCACTGCAGCCCCTATTCGATGCAGCAGGCACCACCGAGTACCTCGAACTCGCAGTGCGCACTGGCTTCCCAGCACGAACGATTCACCGCTGGAAACACAACGGCATCCCAGATCACAACGCAGACCGAGCAGCGGTTGCCCTGGGCTTGCACCCGATGACCATCTGGCCGAACTACTGCGACGAACTGGAGCCTGCAGCATGAACAACGAACAGATCGAACAGGCAATCGACGGGCTGAAGCTGCAGCGCTTCTGGCCACACCCCGAAGACATGGTGCTCGATGCCGGCAGAGCACTTGACGCCATCTACGAACTGCAGGCTCGCTACGACATGATGACCACGCTGGCCAACGTCACCGCCGACACATCAGCCGACCGCATCGACGAGCTGCTGGCACGCATCGAAGAACTTGAGCAACGCAACCGCGCGCTCGAGGTCATGGTCGACCGCATGACCAGCAAAGATGACTGGGAGATCCTCATCGACATGCAGCGCGACCAACTCAAGGTGCGCAAAGCGTTCAAGAAGGTCATCAAGCAGCTCGACGATCTTGTGAAAGACGTGGCGTGATGAGTGACGAGCGCTTCACTCTTGATGAATGTGACACGCATCGACGGCAAAGAAACGCAGGAAATAGAAAATGTTGCTTTGAGCGATGCGATCAAATAGCGACTCGTGCTGGCTACACGATTTGCGAAAACCATCATCGAACGCGCAAGGCTTTGAGATGCATTGAGCCCGACTGCCTGTGGCCCCAATTCTGCAAAGTTACCCAGCGATGCTTGCATCACAAGCGGGTGTTTATTGATTCCGTTGGATCAAAGTTTGATCTGCTGCGTATGTTTGGCTTGACCGAGGGCCGCCACAAGGCAAAGGGCTACATCTTTAGAAACATTCGTGGCACAGGTATCAAGATTCAGGAACACAGAGCCGTGATGATGCAACACCTGGGTCGCGATCTGATAAAAGACGAAAACGTTCACCACATCAACGGCGTGCGCGTTGACAACCGTCTTGAGAACTTAGAACTCTGGAATAAGACGCAACCCAGCGGTCAACGCGTAGTTGACAAGATTGAATGGGCGACTGAGCTTCTCGCTTTCTACGCCCCCGAGCGTCTAAGCAAGACACAGTGGGCAATGCCATTGAGCGACGCAGCATGAGCGCCCTCGCCCACGCACTTGACTACGCCGAGCACGGTCTGCCGGTCCTGCCAATCAAGCCAGGGGAGAAGCGACCGCCGATGAGTGGCTGGCAGAACCACGCCACCACCGACAAGCCAACGATCGAGAACTGGTTCACCGGTCTCTATTCAGACCACGGCGTCGGCATCGCTACCGGCGGCACGATCTTCGCTCTCGACATCGACGTGAGCGGCGACAAGGCAGGCGACGAAACCCTCGCCGACCTAGAGCTGCAGTACGGACCACTACCCGACACGGCCACGGTGCTGACTGGCTCAGGTGGCCAGCATCGCTACTTTCTAATGCCCACTGGCGTCAGCATTAGAAACAACGCATCGACGGCGCTGGGCCCTGGTCTCGACATTCGTGGCGAAGGTGGCCAGTGCGTGGCACCGCCAACGATCCACCCCAACGGTCGACCCTATGAGTGGGACGGCGGCGAGATCGGCATCATTGCGCCGGCACCGAAGTGGCTGATCGAACTACTGACGGCGCGCGCTGAGCCAACACCAGCGCCAGCCTCAACCTCGAGCAACGATTCAGACTCGGTCGCTGCGAGATACAACGATCACACCACATGGGCGCAGCTGCTCAGCAGCGACGGCTGGACACTGGCACAGACCATGCCCGATGGCGAGCAGCGATGGGTGCGACCAGGTAAGGACGCGCGCGAAGGGATCAGCGCCACAGTCGGCCACGGCGGCGGCGGTCAATTGACAGTGTTCTCGAGCTCGATCGCTTGGCTGCCTGAGGGCAGCTACTCACGCTTCGGCTACTACGCCTGCCGTCATCACCAGGGCGATCGCAGTGCAGCTGCGTCACGTCTCTATGAGCTGGACATGGCACCGGTCAACGCTCTGCTCGATGCCATCAGCGTCACAGAGATAACGCACAACGATGCCGCCGATGTGACCCTAACGCCGACCGACCGAGTCGAACTTGCACACCTGGTCGACTGGGAGAAGTTCTGGCACCAAGACCACGCCGACGAAGAGTGGCTGGCCTATCCAGTCATCCCGAAGGGCAGAGCCATCGCCCTCTACGCTCCAGCGAAGGCGGGCAAGTCCACCATCGTGCTGGCAGTGGCAGCAGCAGTGGCCACCGGCCGGCGTGTGCTTGGCCAACGCCGAGCCGAGCAGGTTGACGTTCTCTACCTTGATTTCGAGATGACCGAAGCCGATCTGCTCGAGCGACTCGGTGAGCTCGGCTACGGACCCGACGACGATCTCTCACGGCTCCACTATGCACTGTTGCCATCGTTGCCACCGCTGGACACTCGAGAAGGTGCCAACGCCATCTTGGGCCTCGTCGACAAGACAGGGGCGCAGCTCGCGATTATCGACACGTTCGGTCGTGCCGTCGAAGGCGACGAAGACTCAGCCGACACGGTGCGCGCGTTCTACCGCCACACAGGGCTCGCCCTGAAAGCCAAGGGCGTCACCTACCTACGCACGGACCATTCAGGCAAAGACACCAGCAAAGGCCAGCGAGGATCATCAGCCAAGAACGACGACGTGGATCTGGTCTGGCGACTCACCCGCACCGACTCAAAGCAAGGCGAAGGCGTGCGCCTCGAGCGCACACACTCACGCATCGCATGGGTGCCCCAAGAGGTGAAGATTCAGCGGCTCACCACCGACGACGGCTACTCCTATGAGATCGACCGCAACGCTGCCATCTATCCCGACGGCACTGCTCAGAACATGGAACTACTCAAAGCGGCGGGCGTCGTCGCTGGCGATTCACAGAACCATGCGGTCGCTTTGCTGAAAGGCACCTTGTCTCGTCGCCTGGTCTGCCAAGCGCTCAAGATGCTCAAAGACTCGGCCGATCACCGCTCAATCCTCGACGAAATAGTGGAGTCTCAACCGCGCCGGCGCGGTGAAATCGACGGTGGCGCGGTACCGCGCCAGCAAAACGGTGGCGCGGTAGCCCTTGAGACTGGCGCGGTTGGCGCGGTCAAGGGGGACAAGGGATCGCAGACTGGCGCGGTTGACACCCCAAGTGGCGCACCTGTCAGCGAGTCCAAGTGGCGCGATGCGCCCGACGTAGTCGGCGCAGTGCGGCAGGACCACCAAGAAGAACAAGAACAAGACCCCGAAGACGACCCCAATCCCGACCTGCCCGATCTGATCTAGGAGCCCACCATGACCCGAACCTCATCACCCGAACTGAAGCGCCAGCACCTCGAGATCATCGCCCGACTCTCAGCGATGCAGATCCACCTCGGCGACTGTCTCGCCAACCTGCGAGATGCTCAGCCTGGCTACCCAACAGCGACAGGCGGCGGGGGAGCTCCACGACTCGACGCTGCCGGCAATCCACCAGGACTCGATCGCTACCTCGACCAGCCCGACCCTGCAGCCCACGAACTGCAGCTGCTCATCAAGACCACCCGTCAGATGCTCAACCAAGCAACAGTGCTGCACGACATCGTCACCCGATGGGGCGCACCGTCTGACAATCACCACGAAGGTGGCGTCAAGCCACGACGCACCGCAAGCGGCGGCGACTGCGTCGCCTGCAGCACCTACTGCTCAGGCACGCACAACGATCGCCTGCGTGCTGGTCTGTGCGATCCATGTCGCAAGCACTGGCAACGCTCCACACTTGAGCGCGGCGACTGGATGCTTGAGCGACGGCGCGCGCTGCTGACTGAGAACGTCGACGACGTTGCGTGAGTTGGGGACATGGGGACAACGCAGAACCCAACGCACGACCGGCGTGGTTTGCACTGCACCCGATAGGGCGTGTACCCTGTGCGTCAACTAGGCGTCGACCGCACAAGCGGCGACGCCTTTGTCGTACACACTGCGAGTCAACATGACTGATCGCTACATCGGAAGATCGACCAGAGCATGGAAGCGGCTACGGCTGCGAGTGCTCGAGCAGTCAGACATCTGCTGGCTCTGCGGTCAGCCTGGTGCTGACACTGTCGACCACATCATCCCGCTGTCGATTGCTCCTCACCTGGGCGAGTCCCCCGACAACGTCGCAGCAGCACATCGGTCATGCAACAGCTCACGCGGCGCACGAATGCCAACCGGCGCTCGGCCGCTGCCGACATCTCGAGCCTGGTGACCCCCCGTACCGGGTCGTTTTTCTGTGATCCGCACCAGAACTACCCCTAGTCCCCCTGACATTCCCCCCCACGGCGTTGCCGGGGGAGGTGGGACTGAGAGCACCCTAGCAGCCACGCAGCTCGAGCGCTGTGCCTGCTCATGCAAAACCACTTAGCCGAACCACTGGCAGGCGCTCCTGGGCCAACCTGTGCGGAGTTTGTCCGAGCATCGGAAAACGGTCCCATAGCCCCACGTCAGAAGTGTGCAGCCGTTACCCGTTACGGGCTACACTTTGCCCATGACCTGCGCCCACTGCTCGAGCTCGTTGCCTGTCGTCCGTCGTGGCGACACCGTCTTCTGCTCAAGCCGCTGCCGAGTCGCTGCACATCGAGCGCTTCCGGCCGAGCAGCTGCGCATCATCGACCGCTGGGTGCGCTACTCACCGACGAAGGTGCCGCTCACCACAAATGGCGACAACGCCAGCTCGACGAACCCTTCGACCTGGTGCGACTTCGCAACTGCAGCTGCATCGCAGATCGGCGCAGGGTTCGGCTTCGTGCTTACCAATGCCGACCGCATCGCGTGTGTCGACATCGATCACTGCCTTGACGGTCGTGGTCGACTTCTGCCTTGGGCGCAAGACATCATCGCCGGCGTGCCCGACACCTACATCGAAGTTTCGCCAAGCGGCGATGGCTTGCATGTGTGGGGACTTGCCGACATCGACAAAGGTCGCAAAGCCGGCGGCGTCGAGGTCTATGGCAGCGGCCGCTACATGACCGTCACTGCTCAGCGCTGGCGCAAATGTGCGACAGCGTTCGCCGATCTCAACGAGTGGATCGGCACGCTGCCGATCTGATCGGAGCAACATGGCCGCACAAGGCCCCAACGAAAAGGCTGTGCGCTCTACGTTGCGCCAGCTCGAGATCTCTGTCGTCGACGATGCTCGAGGTCGCCTTGCGGTGACTCTTGCGAAAGCTCTCGACGGCGACGCAGGGATGGCGACAGCTGCCATCTCGCGTGAACTACGGGCAACGCTGTCAGAACTGGAAGGTCGCGGCAATGGCGACACCGATGACGATCTCACCAAGTTCCTTGCTGAACTGTCCGCCCCGATGGTCGACACCACGAACCGACCGCCCCACGCTCGGTGGGAAAGTCGCGCAGATCGCTGAGCTTCTCGGCACACCTCTGATGCCTTGGCAGCGACACGTTGCTGACATCGCCTACGAACTCGACGAAGAGACTGGCCGACTGGCCTATCGAGAAGTTCGGCTCACCGTTCCTCGCCAGTCCGGCAAGACGACGCTGATGCTGGCGGCGATGACTCACCGCTGCATAGCGATGGGGAACCGGCAGCGAATCTTCTACACCGCACAGACCGGCAAAGACGCACGACTCAAGTGGGAAGACGAACACGTTCCCGTGCTCGAGCGTTCAGCGCTCGGCAAGCTCATCCAGGTGCGACGCACCAACGGCAGCGAAGCAATTCGCTGGGACAACGGTTCACTCTGGTCGCTGCTGGCAACCACCGAAAGCGCCGGCCACGGCGCACAGGCTGACCTCGGCGTACTCGACGAAGCGTTTAGTTACGTCGACGACCGCCTTGAGCAAGCAATGAAACCGGCAATGGTGACGCGCCCGCAGCCTCAGCTGTGGATCGTCTCCACCGCCGGCACCGAAGACTCGCTCTACCTCAACGAGAAGATCGACGACGGTCGCATCCGTGCCTCGGCCGGGCAGACCTCATCGGTCGCATTCTTTGAATGGTCAGCACCCGAAGATGCTGAGATCAGCGACCTCAATACCTGGCGTGCGTGCATGCCGGCACTTGGGATCACCGTGCCGATCGAAGCCATTCGGTCTGACTTTGAATCGATGCGTGAGCCTGAGTTCCGGCGCGCGTATCTGAACCAACGCCAAGATCGAGCAGCTGCTGCACCGTGGCAGATCATCAGCGAAGAAGACTGGAAAGCCTGCGCCGACACCTCGAGCGCAATCGCTGACCAGCCGACCATCGCTCTCGATGTCACGCCATCACGCTCGATGGCGTCACTGTGCGCCGCTGGCACTCGCTCAGATGGCGCAGCCCATGTCGAAGTGATCGGCAACCGACCAGGCACCTCATGGGTCTTGGACTGGTTCGCCGCCGAAGATCGTGTGCGCACCTATCGAACCATCGTGATCGACCCGGTCTCTGGTGCGAACTCCCTGGTCTCTGATCTTCGCAACCTTGGCTTGCAGATCGTCGAAGTTGGCACACGGCAGATGGTTGCTGGATGTGGCAAGTTCTACGACCTCGCAACTCAAGGGCGCTTGCGCCACATTGACCAGGTGCCGCTGAACGCTGCGGTCGCTGGATCAAAGAAACGAAACCTCGGCGATGCGTGGGCATGGCATCGACGCGACAACAGCGTCGACGTATCACCACTTGTCGCCGCAACTCTTGCACTGCAGGCGCACGTTGCGCCCGAGCTGCGTCCGCAGGGAACCCCGCAGATCGTCGACCCTTGGAGCATGACTGATGAGTGAACTACTCACCACCATCGTCGAGCTCATCGGCGCTGCACTCATCGTGGCTGGTGTCGCGATGCTTTCAATCCCTGCCGCATTGATCGCCGCCGGCGTGCTGGCGATCTGCGCTTCATTCTTGGTGGCTAACCGATGAGTCTCTTTGCAAAACGCGCGCTGACACCTGACCCCGTGCGCACCTCTGTGTGGCTGCCGACGACCAACTGGTCCGGCGAATCAATCACCGAGTCCACCGCCCTCGAGGTCACAGCCCTCATGGCGTGTGTGTCGCTGATCGCCGACTCTGTCGCATCGCTGCCGATGCGTGGCATCCGCCACGTTGGCGACCGCACCGAGCCAGTGCCGATTCCTAAGTGGATCGACAGCTCGACCGAGCACACGCAGTACGAACTCATACACATGATCGTGACCTCGCTTGCCTTGCACGGCAACGCGTACATCTACGTCGACCGAGACGTGAACACAAACGCCCCGATCATGCTGACACCGCTGCACCCCACAAACGTGCAGGTGACTATCGTCAACCGCCAGCGGTACTACACGACGAACGGCATCGTCATCGATCTCAACAACATGCTGCACTTGCGCTGGTGGACACCGCCGCAATCTGCAGTCGGTCTGTCACCGATCGAGATGCAGCGCAACACCATCGGCCTCGCACTCGCCCAGGCACGCTTCGTCAATCAGTGGTACTCCGAAGGCGCAACGCCTTCGTCGGTGCTCGAGGTCGACGGCGACATGACCACAGACCAGGCCAAGGTTCTGCAGGCAACGTGGGAAACCTCACACCGCCGCAAGCGTCGACCAGCCGTTCTCACCAACGGCATGAAGTGGAAGCCAATCACCGCCTCGGCCCAGGACATGGAACTCGCCGAGTCTCGTGAGCAGACGATCAACGACATCGCGCGGATCTTCCGAGTGCCGAACTACATGATCGGCGCACGCGGCGACTCACAGACCTACCAAAACAACGAATCGGCCGGCATGCACTTCGTCACCTACACGCTGCTGCCGTGGCTTGTGCGCATCGAGAAGGCGCTGAGCGGTCTGATGGTTGCACCTCGCGAGATCAAGTTCGACACCTCAGCGTTCCTGCGTGCCAACACCACCGAACGCATCCGTGCCTATCAGAGCGCAATCATGTCGGGCATCTTGACGCCCAACGAAGCGCGTGAACGTGAAGGCCAAGAGCCCTACCCAGGCGGCGACGAGTTCGTCATGGTCCTGCCAGGCGCGATCGTCGCAGGCACAAGCGAAGCGCAACCGCCAGTCGGCACCGACGCTGAGCCACCGATTCGCTAATGGCTGAGGATTCTTATCAGCCGACCGACGGCATGGTCGACGAAGCGCAACGTGGTCTGGACTGGCGCAGCGAATACGGGCGAGGCGGCACTGCCATCGGCATCGCTCGTGCTCGTGACATCGTCAACCGAAAAGACCTGCCCATCGACACATGGCGTCGCATCAAGGCTTACTTCGATCGCCACGAAATCGACAAGCAAGGCGAAGGCTGGTCGCCCGACCAGGACGGCTATCCCAGCAACGGTCGAATCGCCTGGGCCCTATGGGGCGGCGACGCCGGCTGGAGTCGAGCAACAGAGATCATGCGCCTAGTCGCTGACTCTGCCGATCGAACCATGGAGATCGCAATGACCGAAAAGCGCGACTACGAAAGTATCTATTCGTTAGCGCCGAGACAGATGGCTCAGTACGACTACGACGAAGCCATCGTCGAGATGTTCGGCAAGTACGACCAGAGCATCGGAGCGAACGGCGCACACTACGTCGAAGCCTCACCATTCGCCGAAGAAGGTCTGGTCTGTTCCTCTTGTGTTCATTACGAAGGCGGCAGAGCATGTCACATTGTCGCCGGCGATATTGATCCTCTCGGGATCTGCAAGCGCTGGATCATTGCCGAAGAACTACTCGATTACCAACAGGTAGAGCAGGAACCTGTTGCTGAACCAATGGATGAAACCATGACCGATGCAACTGCCCCTGTTCGCTACACCGCTGTAGAGGTCGAGCACCGTCGCATCGGCGGTCGCGATGTCGAGTTCCGCACCGTTGAGGTCGACGGCCTGCAGCTGCGAGCTGTAGAAGCCGACACCGAGATGCCGATGCGGTTCGCCGGTTACGCCGCAGTGTTCAACTCCCCATCGGAGCCGCTGCCCTTCATCGAGACCATCGCCCCTGGTGCGTTTCGTCGCTCGCTGAAATCAGACAGCGAGAAGCGCATGTTCTTGAATCACAACACCGACCAGGTGTTGGCAAGCACACGCTCGGCGACCCTGTCGCTCAGCGAAGATGATCGTGGTCTGTACGTCGAAGCCGAACTGCCCGACACCACCTACGGTCGCGACCTCTCAATCCTCATGCAGCGCGGCGACGTGCACTCGATGAGCTTCGGCTTTTCGGTGCCTCGTGGCGGCGACTCATGGTCAGAAGATGGCAGCTCACGCGAACTGCGCGAGATCATCCTGCACGAAGTCTCAGTGGTGACTGGCTTCCCCGCCTATCCCGCCACAGAAGGTGCGCAAGTTCGCAGCACCGAAGAAATCGCCGAGCCAGTCGACGCAGCCGAAGACGGTCTGCCAGTCGATCTTGCTCGTCGCATGCTCGAGCTCAACGCCAAGCGCTGAGCATCGAATCTGCAGCTCGGAGCCATCGCCCGGAGCGCCCCCCATGCGCAACCACCGACTGACCACCACCTGCATCCACTAACCCAACCCAACCGCCACGGAGGCAACCATGACTGACGAACTCGTCACTCGCCTCTCGGAACAGCGCGCGCGTACCTGGGAAGAAGCTAAGTCTCTTCTCGATCACGCAGCGTCCGAGAACCGTGACCTGTCCGGTGAAGAAGCCGAACAGTTCACCCGCATGAACGACGACATCGATGCACTCGATGCCCGTCGCAAGAACATCATCGACATCGAAGCACGCGAGCGTGCAATCGACGAATCACGCGCCGCTCTCGGCGTCCCGGCTGACTTCGGCACTCGTGCCGTTGCTCCTGCCGAGAAGAACGACAGCGACATCATTCGTGAAATCGCCCTTGGCGAGCGTCGTTCGTTCTCGTTCGACAAGCGTGATGTCACCAAGTCCAGCACCGGCGCACCAGTGCCGACCTCGTTCTACGATCAGCTCGTTGAGCACCTCGTCATTCAAGGCCCGATGCTTGACGGCAACGTCATTACGATGCTCACCACGAACAGTGGCGAGTCTCTTCAGATCCCACGCACCGCCACCTACACCGCTCCAGCAATCATCGGTGAAGGCACAGCGATCACGGAATCTGACCCGACGTTCGCAGCGTTCGTCACCCTTGGTGCGTTCAAGTACGCCGCCACGTTCCAGCTCAGCCGTGAGGTTGTCGAAGACTCAGGCATCAACCTGCTTGACTTCGTCGCCCGCCAGGCTGCAGTCGGCATGGGCACAGCGGTCAACGCTGGCCTCACTGTCGGCACCGGAACCACACAGCCGAACGGCATCGTCAACGGAGCCGGCTCAGCCGTCACCGGTGGCACTGGCGTCGCTGGCGTTCCGACCTACGAGAACCTCGTGGACCTCGTCTACTCGGTTGGATCTCCTTACCGCCGTCGTGGCGCTTCGTTCCAAATGAACGCAAGCACCGTCGCTGCAGTTCGCAAGATCAAGGACGGCAACGGAAGCTACATCTGGCAACCGTCGTTCCAAGATAATGCCCCTGACCAGCTGCTCGGCTACGCCGTTCTGGAAAACCCAGACGTCGTCGCTACAGGAACTGGCGCAAAGTCGGTCATCTTCGGCGACATGGCATCGGCGTACTACGTCCGCCAGGTTCGTGGCATCGACTTCGCACGCGACGACAGCGTCGGCTTCGTCAATGACCTCATCACCTTCCGCGTCACCTGGCGTGGAGACGGCGCGGTCGTCGATTCCAACGCAGTGAAGTTTTACAAGGGCGGCGCGTCCTGATCGGACGCCTCACCTTTTACGGGCTTTGTCTGGTTGGTGGTGGCTCGTTGCCCGGCGAGCCACCACCGGCCAACCAGACAGCACACACGGGACACGGGCTAGGAGCATCTCATGGGCAAGAGACGGGGCAATTCACATGTGGGTGGTAATCCGCAACACAGAGGTCGAGTTACCTCCGTACCTGGCGCAGTACCTAGTCGAAGCGTCAGTGGCGACACCCGTGCAGGAATCTGCTGGCACTCAAACTTCGCAGGAGCAGGCACCGGCTACGGCGTCCAAACCGCGCAAGTCGCGCGCCAAATCAAAGCCACCGGCCGACCAATCACCCTCTCCAACAACTACGGCACGCAAGGCTTCATCACCGAATGGGAAGGCATCGAAGTCCTCCCGACCGGCTCCCACCCCTACTCAGCCGACATCGTCGGCGCGCATGTCAAATACTCCCAAGAACAAACCAGTCGACCCACAGCCCTAGTCACACTCTTCGACGCTTGGGTCTACAAGGCAGCAAACGTCAGCGACATCAAAGTCATTGCGTCATGGGTGCCAATCGATCACACGCCCGCACCGCCAGACGTTCTCGAATGGTGCCGCCGAGACAATGTGCTGCCGATCGCTATGGCGCAGTTCGGCGCACGCATGCTCGAGGCTGCCGGCGTCGACCATCGCTACATTCCACACGGCGTCGACACCACAGTCTTCCGACCAGGCGCAACCGTCGACGGTGCGACAGGTCGCCAACTTCTCAAGATCCCCGACGACGCATTCGTGGTCGGAATCGTCGCTGCCAATAAGGGCATCGCACCCATGCGCAAAGCGTGGGGCGAGAACCTGCTGGCGCTCGGCCAGTTCATGGCCAGCCATGACGATGTCTACGTCTACATGCACACCGAGAAACGTGGCGCACAAGGCGGCGTGGATCTCGTCCAACTTGCAGGCGCTTGCGGTATCCCTGAGAACCGCATCGTCTGGACTGACCAGTGGGCCTACTACGCAGGTCTGCCGCCATTCGTGCTGGCAGGTCTGATGAGCGCGATGGATGTCAACCTTGCTGCCTCTCGTGGCGAAGGGTTCGGCGTTCCAGTCATCGAAGCCGCCGCCTGTGGCGTGCCCTCGATCGTGTCCAACTTCACCGCTCAGCCTGAGCTTGTCGAAGGTCACGGCTACCTCGTCTCAGTGCAGCCCTATTGGGACGCACTGCAGACCTCATGGTTCGCCACACCGCTGGTGCATTCAGTGCTCGAGGAACTTGAGCACGCCTACGACACCGCCCGAGACGCAGACCGAAAGGCTGCTGCTCGAGCACACGCTGAGACCTACGACAACAAGATCGTCTTCGACAAGTATTGGCTGCCAGTGCTCGCCGAGATCGACGAACTGATGGCGAAGTGATCGCCTGGGACCGGCTCGGCAAAAGGCACGAAGCATTCGCCACCATCGCCGAGCTGCTGCGCGAAGGCTGTCGCATCGTTGAGACCGGCACCGTCAGGGACCTAGGCAACTGGACAGGCGACGGCCAGTCAACGATCGTCTGGGACACACTCGCCACCGACCTCGGCGGCACCGTCACCACCATCGACATCAATCCACTCGGTGCTGAACTTGTCGCCGAACTCGGACTGCAAGCAACGACCGCAATCGTCGGCGACTCACTCGATGTGATCCCAACGCTCAGCGGCCATTGCGACTTTCTCTACCTCGACTCGTTCGATGTGGACTTTGAGAACCCGCAGCCAGCTGCAGCTCATCACCTCAGCGAACTCATGGCAGCTCTCAACCTGCTGGCCCCTGGCTCGATCGTCGCAGTCGACGACAACGAAGACGACCAGGGCAAAGGCTCAGAGGTTGCGTGGTTCCTTGCCGAGCATGGCGCTAACGAAATCGTCCGCGGCTATGTCCGCGTCTGGAGAATCTAATGGCCATCACCAACGGCTACTGCACCCTCGCTGAGCTCAAGAGCGTGATGCGCATCAATGACAACGTCGACGACACCATGCTCGAGGCACGCATCACCGAAGCCTCGCGAGTGATCGATCAGCACTGCGACCGTCGCTTCTATGCCGACGCTGCAGCAACCGCTCGGCTCTATGTTCCACCGGTCGAAGATCTCGTCATGGTCGACGACATCTCCACGACCACTGGCCTGGTAATCAAGACCGACTCGGCTGGTGACGGCACTTACGCCACGACACTCACCGCTTCTCAGTATCAGCTCGAGCCAGTCAACTCACTGGCCAAGGGCTCACCGATCACGTCGATTCGCTCGATCGGGTTCTACTTTCTCACCACCGCCGCACCGGCTTACCTGCAGGTCACTGCCAAGTGGGGATGGCCATCAGTACCTTCGCCAGTTACCTCGGCGTGCATCCTCCTGGCTGGTCGACTCGTGAAGCGTGGCGACTCGCTGCTCGGCGTCGCCGGCTTCGGCGATCTCGGAGCCATCACCGTGCGCGCAATTGATCCCGATGTTGAGCGCATGCTGCGCCCGTATCGCAATCCGGTCGTCGCCTAATGGCTGGCACCGCCTCTTCGATACAGACTGCACTCGGCGTTCGTCTCGCAACCATCTCAGGGCTGCGAGTTGCCGATCATCTGCCCGAGCAAGTGAACCCGCCGATGGCAGTCATACAGATGCAGTCGGTGACCTACCACCGTGCGATGGCTGGCGGACTTTCCGAATGGGAGTTCACCATCAGCCTGGTTGCCGGTCGCATGGGTGATCGAGTAGCGCAGCGCTACCTCGACGACTGGATGAGTTACGCCGGCGGTCAGTCAGTGCGTGCAGCAATCGAAGCCGACAAGACGCTCGGCGGTAACTGCTCAACGCTCAAGGTCGGCGACATGATCGCCGTCCGACCTCTTTCGCTTGGTGATGCCTCTTATCTCACCTGCGAGTTCAACGTCACCGTCCACGCATAGGAGTCCCCGTGAACACCTACAAGATCGTCGGCCCACTCAACGTGGTGGGCCACGAACCCGGCGAGATCGTCAGCGATGACGACCTCGAGGGTTGCGACGTCGAGCACCTCATCGGTGCTGGTCACCTCGCAAGCACCAAGTCCAAGACCACCAAGGTCGAACCAGCAACATCTACCCAGGAGGACTAAGCCGTCATGGCCATCGTCATCACTAATGCCAACGTCTCCATCGGCGGCGTGGACCTCTCAAGCCACATCACCAAGGTGACACTCTCAACAACGCGCGCCGAAATTGAGACCACGACATTCGGCAACACTGCCGTGCGTCGCGTTGCCGGTCTCGCTGACTCGTCAGTAGCGATCGACTTCAACCAAGACTTCGCAGCTGCGTCAGTCGAAGCCACGCTGTATCCGCTGATCGGCAGCACCGCTGCTGTCATTGTCAAGCCCAACGGCACCGCCACTGGCACCGCCAATCCGTCTTACACCTTCTCGGCGCTTGTCACCGAATGGATGCCACTCGATGCGCAGGTCGGCGAACTCGCCTCGGCCTCGATCACTTGGCCAATCGACGGCACCATCGCCAAGGCGACGGCTTAGTCATGGCTGCTCTCATGCGTCTTCGGGTCGTTCCTGCACAGGGCGAGCCGTATGAGATCCCTGTTACCCCCAAGGTCATCGTGGCTGCCGAGCGTCAGTTCGCTAAGCCGATGACTCAACTGTTCGGCCAGGACGCCTCCTACGAAGCGCTCTGCTGGGCAGCCTGGAAGGGCTCGCACGTTGCCGGTCTTGTCGTGAAACCATTCGACGAATGGCTTGACGACATCGACTCGATCGAAGCCGGCGACGAGCCGCGCGTCCCTTTAGAGAAAGCATGACGATGCTGGTGGCGCAGGTCTCTGTCGCCACCAGCATCGCACCCAACGATCTGCTCGACACTCCACCGGACGTGTTCTGGGCGATCGTTGCGGTACTGAAAGAACAATCTCGGAAGGGGTAGAAATGCCAAGGAGCCCGCGTGCTCTCACACCGACGGCACCTACCGCCATTGACATGCAAGGTTTCGACCTGACCTTGTCTCTTTACAACTACGACAAGTTCAAGAACGAGCTCAAGGAGTTCGATCCGAAACTTCGTAGAGCAATGGATAAAGAGATCCGCAACGTGTTGCAGCCAATCGCTAATAGGGCGCGAGCTCTTGTTCCCGATCAGCCGCTGTCTGGCTGGCGCTACGGCGACGAACGATACTCACCCTCGCGCCTGCCGTATTGGAATCCGTCCACTGCCCGTAAAGGCATCGTCGTCAAGCAAGGCGGACGACGCAAGACCGGCTCGGCTGAGCAGGCAGCGTGGCGCATCTCCAACCTTGACGGTGCGGCTGCAGCGTTTGAGCTTGCCGGTCGAAAGAAAGCCACCAACGTGCTCGGCGATTCATTGCTGGCAGCCGGTCTCGGTAAACCTCGACGCCTTATCTGGCGTGCTTGGTATGAGTCGAAGGGCTGGCAGACAGCGAACAAAAGCATTAGGCAGATTGTTCAGTTTTACGAACAGCAGCTGCAAAGCAGTTTCGATTCAAACAGCCTTGAACCCTAGGAGTGCGACGTGTCGGTGTTTATTGATGTCGTCTCAAAGTTCAACGACGCTGGAATCGACAAGGCTCGCAAAGAGCTAGACAAACTCGCCGGCTCAACTTCATCAGCTTCTCAGAAGATCATGAAGGGCGCAGCGGCTGCCAGTCTCGGCATGCTTGCTGGCGCTTCCGCCGTGGCTGTCGGACTCTTTGAAGTCGGCTCACAATTCGACGAAGCCTTCGACAACATTCGCATCGGCACCGGCGCAACCGGTCCGGCACTTGAGGCACTGCAAGCCGACATGAAAGCGGTCGCCGGCACAGTGCCTGCATCGTTCGGCGATGCTGGCAAAGCCATCACCGTCTTCTCACAGAAGCTCGGCCTCACCGGCGCACCTCTGCAGACACTCTCTAGCCAGGTGCTTGAGCTGTCACGCATGACCGGCACCGATCTCGGTGGCAACCTCACAGCAGTCACCGACGTGTTCAACAACTTCGGCGTCGGTGCTGCAGATCAATCGGGCAAACTCGATCTCCTCTTCCGTGCCTCGCAAGCCTCTGGCGTGTCGGTCGCGGAACTTGCCGGCACCATGAGTGGAGCCGGCGTAGTTCTGCGTGAAGTTGGTCTCTCTTTCGACCAGTCCGCAGGCTTCCTCGCCACACTCGCCAAGGCTGGCGTGGACGCTGGCGACGTGATGCCAGCGCTGTCGAAGTCCCTGGCTACTGCAGCCAAGCAAGGCAAAGACGCCTCGAGCGTCTTCAGCGAAACCTTCAACGCAATCAAGGGCGCACCTAGCGACGTTGCTGGCGCAGGCATTGCGCTCGACGTGTTCGGCGCAAAGGCTGGCCCGAAACTTGCAGCCCTCATTCGTGAAGGCAAGCTCTCGTATGAAGACATGACCGCAGCCATCGCAGGCGGCGGCGAAACCATCCTCGGCGCAAGTGCAGACACTCAAGACTTCGCCGAGAAACTGACCATGCTCAAGAACCGCGTGTTCTTGGCCATCGAACCCATCGCCACCAAAGTGTTCAACAAGATCGGCGAGGTCATGGACCAGCTCGGTCCCAAGGTCGACGAGCTCACCAAGTTCATGGAAGAACACAAAGACATGATGGTGGTCGTCGCCGGCGTGCTCGGCGGCATCATGATCATCGTGCTCACCGCCTACACGGTCTCAATGCTCGCCGCTATCGCTGCGACTGTTGCTGCAGCTGCACCGTTCATCGCGATCGGCGTCGCCATCGGAGCGATGGTCGCTGCGGCGATCTATCTCTGGCGCAACTGGGACCAGGTCTTCAAATGGATCATGGACCACAAAGCCTACGCAGCAATCATCGCCATCCTCGGCGGGCCAATTATCCTGCCGATCGTTGCGATGGTTGCAATCATCAAGTGGCTCCAAGCCAACTGGGAAAACGTCTGGTCAAAGATTCAAGCCGTCACTAGCTTTGCTTGGGACAATGTCATCAAACCGATCTGGGACAAGATCTACTGGTACATCCAAAACATTCTCATCCCCTATGTGACCTTGCTGTTCAACATTTACAAAAAAGCGTTCGAGATCATCATGGCCGTTGTCCTGTTCGCTTGGAACAATGTCATCAAACCGATCTGGGACAAGATCTACTGGTACATCCAAAACATTCTCATCCCATACCTGCAACTTTTGTGGAAGGTAGTGCAGGTCGTGTGGGACGCCATCTCTGGCGCAATCAACACCGCATGGAACATCATCAAGGGCGCGTTCTTCAACATCATCAACGGCATCGCAACGGTCTGGGGATTCTTCCAGACCGCCAAGGACATCATCGGCAGCGTCTTCACCAACATCGCCGACGCAATCAGCGGCCCTTTCAAGACTGCCTTCAACTTCATCTCAGACGCCTGGAACAACACCGTCGGCAAGTTGTCTTGGTCTGTCCCTGGCTGGGTGCCAGTCATCGGCGGCAACACCATCAGCGCCCCCAAGTTGCCGCGCTTTGAGGCAGGCGGCATCTTCAACGCCGGCATGGGTGGCGGCTCTGGTCTCGCTGTGCTGCACGACAACGAGATGATCCTGAACCCTCAGCAGCAAAAGGCACTGTTCAGCGGCAAAGGTCTGGGCGGCGGTCCTGCAATCAACGTCACGATCAACACCGTCGCAGGAGATCCCGACGCCATCGAGCGCATCGTGATCGATGCCATCGCGCGCGCTAGTCGTCGAGGCGCAACGGTACTTGTGCCATGAGCCTCGCCAACATGCCAACGCTTGAGGTGCTGTTCGCACCTTCGGTCGTGGGTGCGAACACTGGCACGCGACTGGTTCTTGATGTCACCGACCCTGGTCTTGACACTGGCACCCTCGGCGACGGTGCGTTCTTCTACGACATCTCCACATCGGTGCGATCGATCACCACGAACCGTGGCCGGCGTCGAGCGCTTGAGCGTTTCGGCACTGGCACGGCAACGATCACGCTGGACAATCGCGACCGATCATTCGACCCAACCAACACGGCCAGCCCGTACTACAACGCCACCGTCGGCGTCACTGGCGTCGTGCCCTCGATCCCGGTCGTAGTTCGTGCGACCTGGGACGGCACCACCTACTCAATCTTTCGTGGCTTCATTGACTCATGGACCTTTGACTACTCAGACGCTGGCATCGGCGACGCCACTGCCACGATCTCTTGCTCTGATGCTTTCAAGCCACTGTCGACAATCATCGGCGGCTTGCCCTCATCGGCAAGCATCTCGTCAAGCGCCACGACCACTTTCGACATCGGTATCTCACAGCCTTCAGACGGCGGCGGCTTGGGCCCCTCTTCGATTGACGTCACTGGCACAGGAACAACTGGCGGTATCAAAGTTTCGGGCGGTGTCACAACGACACCGATCATTGGAACTGGCACCGATCTGCCAGGGCTTCGCATTGAAACGATTCTCAATGCGATCAGCTGGCCCGACAATCTGCGCGACATCGACGAAGGCACCACATTCCTTGCCCCGCAAGATGCAACAAAGACCCCGATTGAGATGCTGCAAGAAGCAGCAGCTGCAGACTCTGGCGTCATCTATGTCGACGATGATGGCACGCTCGTCTTCGCCGACCGTGACGCCATCATCTCTGACGATCGCTCAATCAACGTGCAGTCGGTGTACGACACCACCGACGCAGAGGGCAAGAAGTTTGTCGGCACTTCCATTGTTTATGACGACTCTTTGATCTACAACATCGTCAAGATTGACCGAACCGTGACGAACGCAGTCAACGGCAGGACTCTGACCGGCACCACCGTCATCGTCTCAAACGCTGAATCAATCTCGCTTTACGGTGCACGCACCCTCGCAATCGAAGTGCCGATCGTTTCGACAGTGGGCACTGACACTTCCTACGGACAGAACGAAGCAAAGGATCTTGCCCTGTTCTTGGCTTCGCAGTATGCGAACCCTGAGCTGCGACCGGAAGAGATTCGGTTCGCACCGCAGGGCAACCCGTCCACCCTCTATCCCGATCTGCTTTCACGCAAGATTCGCGATCGTGTGACGGTGAAGTTCGCAGTGCCTGGCGGCGGCGATGCTGTCGAGCGCGACTGCTTTGTGGAATCGGTCGGCCACACAATTACGCCCGGCAACTGGAGCACCACGTTCGGCCTTTCGAGCGCCACGTTCTACACCGGCTTCTTCATTCTCGACAACACCAACTTCGGCGTCTTGAATCAAAACAAGCTCGCCTACTAGCAGGAGGACACCGCAATGGGTTCTGGCTACAAAGCATTCACCGCTGGCGCGGTACTAACTGCATCAGATGTCAACAACTACCTGATGGAGCAGGGCGTCATGTATTTCGCGACGACGACCGCACGCGACACTGCGCTCACCGAACCCGAAGACGGCATGGTTGCCTACATCGGCAGCAACGACGCCGACGAGGGTCTCTACACCTACAACGGAACGAACTGGCGTAAGGGCCCAGGCTGGAACGCTCCGTGGGGTCTGATGGTTAGGGCGCAAGGAACCGGACCCGGCACGTCCACGTCCGGCACAACTGAAACGGCAGTCTTTACAAGTAGCTCTTTCACTGCTCTCGCCAATCGGTTCTACCGGGTCAGCATCTCAACAACAATCACCGCAACTGCCGGCGATAGTTACACAATGCGTATTCGCGAGAACAGCACCACTGGAACGGTTTGGTGGAGTGGAAACATTGTTTTCGGTACTGGTCAGACAAAACTAAATGTTCATGTGATGGGTTCTCGGGCAATCGCCGCTGGCAGTTACACAATCCTTCTCACACTGGCTCGCACTGCTGGTGTTTCCGCACAAATCTCCACACTCGAAAACGTCAACATGACCGTCGAAGACATCGGCCCATCCGGCGCACCGGGCTGATGGGCTACTACCTGCTCGACAATCCACCGGCGTCGCCGCAGTTCTATCCCTCAAGGAACGCAACGCCGACCTATGCGATCGGCGTGCACACCTCTGAGGGTCCGACCGGACCAGGCAGCGCGCGCAACCTTGCCGGCTTCATTGCTCGACGCAGCGATCCCGGCTCCTATGCCTGCATCGTCGACAGCGAAGAAACGGTCGTGCTAGTTCCGCCTAGCTTCACCACCTTCAGCGTCGCCGCCTCTGGCTACAACTCGCGCACCTGGCACATCTGTCTCGCCGGTCGCAGCGCTGATCTCAGCCCCGACGATGCCAACACCCAAGCAATGATCGCTCGAGCAGGCGAAGCCATCCGTGCCCTGTGGGGATTCCTCGGAATCGATCCAGCAGCGAACGCTCAATGGATCGGCACCGACGCTCTCAACCGTCCCGGTCTGTTCTGCCACGGCGATGTCCAACCCTGGGATCGCTCCGACGCATGGTCACGCCATCCCGATCGTGCAGCTCTCGATCAGCTTCTTGTCGAAGCGATCGTCGGCCAACCAACCCCACCGGCACCAACGCCCACCGAATCTAGCGAGGCTGACATGTTCAAACTCATCAACACCGACGGCCGCGAGGAATGGTTCGCTCTTACCTCTGGCGGTCAAGCGGTCCACGCTTGGGCCTCAAAGCCTGGCGGCAAGGTTGGGCCATGGGTCGAAGTCATGGGCGGCATCGCCGGCTCAAACCTCTTTGCCGAGAAGCTCAGCGACGGTCGCTTGCGAGTAACAGTCACCGCTGCTGGCGGTCTCTGGCAATCGCATCAGATCACCCCTGGCGGCGGCTGGAGTGCTTGGTCAGATATCAACGCCGGTCGCAGTTAGTGCCATGCTCGCCCAAGCCTCGACGGCCATCAGCGACAGTCCCGGCTTCGGCGCTGCCGAGTGGGTCGCAATCCTCACCGGCATCACGCTTGTGCTCGGTGCCATCACCACACTCGTCGTGCAGGTCGTAAGACTGCGCACCGAGAACCGTGACCAGCACGACCAGAATCTGCGCTCAAACAACGAACGCTTCGACGAACTGATCGGCGACGTGAAACAGATCGGCGGCGATGTTCGTGCCGTCGACGCCAAGGTCGACGCACGCTTCGACGCTGTCACCGACGAGCTGCACCGCCATGAGGCTGTGCACCATCGGGGCAAGCGTCGCTGGTAGTTCTTTCCCTCCACAGACGGGCGACTGCATGTCTGATTCAACGCGCACGCACCTAGTCATTCCTGACACGCAAGCCAAGCCAGGAGTCCCGACTGCCCACCTCGAGTGGATCGGTGCCTACATAATCGAGCGCAAGCCCGACGTAGTGGTGCACCTTGGCGACCATGCCGACATGCCAAGCCTCAGCAGTTACGACATCGGCAAGCGATCCTTCGAGGGTCGCCGCTACAACGATGACATCGAAGCAGCCAACGAAGCCTTCGACATTCTGTGCGCACCGCTTGAGCGCTTCAACGATCACCAGCGCAAGGTGAAAGACAAGCTCTACAAGCCCGAGCTGCATCTGACGCTCGGCAACCATGAGGACCGCATCAACCGGGCAACGAACGATGACCCCAAGCTGCACGGCCTCATCTCTACCGACGATCTCAACTACGAAGCGCACGGCTGGCAGGTGCATCGCTACCTCGAGCCAGTGTTCATCGATGGTGTCGGCTACTGCCATGTGTATGTCCAGCCGATGAGTGGCCGCCCATTGGGCGGCGCAGCGGCAGGTCGACTCAAGCAGATCGGCCACACCTTCACAATGGGCCACCAGCAGACACTCGACTACGCCATCAGGTTCGTCGCCGGTCGAAGCCATCACGGACTCATCGCCGGCGCTTGCTATCTGCATGACGAGGATTACAAGGGGCCGCAAGGCAACGCTCACTGGCGTGGCGTGATCGTCAAGCACCAGGTCGAAGACGGCAGCTACGACCCCATGTTCGTCAGCCTCGACTATCTGTGCCGTCGCTACGAAGGCGTCAGCCTCGCCAAGTTCACCTCTCACATCTACTGACCACCGCCCGCAGGAGGCAATCGTGGACACTCAGCCAGGACCGCTCTGGGACTCTGTCACCGCCGAAGCCAACGCACTTTGCCACGGGCCACGAGGTGCGCTCTATAACCACCCAAGCGTGGACTACGGCCGCACCGCTGAGATCTTTGAAGCGATCACTGGCGTCACTCTCAGCGTGCCTGAGGCAGTCGCCTTCATGCTGAGCGTCAAGCTCTCGCGCATCGGCAACGCACTCGATCAGCAGTTCACCGCTGACATGGTGCGTGACTCGATCGTCGACCTCGCCGGCTACGCAGACTGCCTCTACGCCGTCTGGGCTGACGCCAGCGACGAAGCAATGGAAGACTCGCTAGTCGCTTTCCTCGACGAACTCGACGATGAGTGAGCAGGTCTGGACGTGGCTAATTCTCGCTTGCGATCTGGCTGGCCTCGGCGTCTACGCGCTCGTCATCGAGCGTCGCATCTGGTGGGGCTGGTGCCTGACCGCATCACTGACCGGCGTGCCTTTTCTCGTCTACTCAACGCTCGGACCTCAACCGCGGCCCGCCTTTACCGTCCTCGCCTGCGTGTGGATGGTCGTGCACCTTCGCAACGCCTACCTCTGGAAGCGTGAGTCGTGACCTGCATCGTCGGCCTTGAGCATGACGGCACCGTCATCATCGGCGGCGACGCCGCTGCAGTCGAAGACACTCGCATCACCCGCTACACCGACCCCAAGGTCTTCACCGTTGGTGAGTATCTGATCGGCTACTGCGATTCGTTCCGCATGGGCCAGCTGCTGCAGTACCGACTCAAGGTGCCTAAGCAAATCACCGATGACGACATGACGCACCTCTGCACCGTCTTCGTCGACGCCTGCCGCAAGCTCTTCCACCAGGGAGGCTTCGCCAAGAGCAGCGACAACGAAGACAGCGGGGGAGTGTTCCTGGTCGGCTATCGGGGCGCTCTCTACTGCATCGACGAGGACTACCACGTCGGCCGCTCTGCCCTTGGCTACGAAGCCATCGGCTGCGGCGATCACTTCGCCCTCGGTTCGCTGGCCTCGACCAGTGGTGACCCCGAAGCTCGAGTGCAGATGGCGCTCTATTCAGCAGCTCTGCATTCCACATCGGTCTGCGAACCCTTCACCGTTCTCACCCAATCAACACAGGAGCCATGACCATGTTCACCGCAACCTTCTGGAAGTCAGCCGCCGAGCGCGCGATCAAGACAGTCGCCCAGGCGCTCATCGCCGTCTTGGCTGCGACCACCTTCGATTGGTTCACCGCCGATTGGCAAGCCATCGCCGGCACCGCCGCCACCGCTGGCGTGCTCAGTCTTCTGAGCTCGATCGCTTCGGCTGGCATCGGCGACAAGGGCAGCACCTCGCTGCTCACGCTGCCAGTGAACGCCACCATCCCTCCAGGCTCAGAGATTCTCTGAGCAAGATCCCCGGCTCGATCACGCCGTCCCCTGCTGCGGCGAATGGAAGCGATCAGACCTTCAAGGGCTGAGCCCGCAACACCTAACTGAGCCGGTCTGCGAAGATCCCCCGCTAGTGCCAATAGGCCACGGCGGGGGATCTTCTGCGTTGTGGCGCAACTACCGGCGACGATCTTGGCAGGCGCTCTACGGGCCACACAGGGGCCAATCGCGCGATGTGTACCGACGTGTACCAGCAGCACCTGCGATGCCTTGCGTGCGTTGGGCGTAGATGCAAGTGATGGTTGTCTAGAAACCCCTCGGCCTAAATCGTCGCAGCTCAATCGCCAAGTGCCAGTTAGTCTCGCAATGAACAAAGCCGAGGGGTCTCGCTAGGGTTTTTTCTGGTACACAAATCGGCCTTTTTCGTGTACCAAATGGTGTACCGGGGGCCTCTAATCCCATGTGCCCCTTGAACGTGTAGAGGGCGCTTAAACCCCCCGGGAGGCAACTTCTTGCGGGTTCAAATCCCGCTCCGGGCACTATCAAAAACCCTGCAAAAAAGCGGGGTTTTTGTTGGTTTTCTGAACAGTTTCCCAACGTCGTCACAAACTGACGCAATGGCCGCAACTGGCCCGAATCGGTGCGAATCGGGCCCCAAATGTGTACCGTAATGTGTACCGCTAGGGATCTGAAAGGGCGAGACGTGGCAGTCGACAACTATCGAGGCAAGTGGAGAGCACGTTGGCGAGACGAGAACGGCGCTCAGCGGGCCAAGTCTTTCGAGACCAAGAAGCAAGCCACCGCCTATCTCGCCTCTGTCACCACTGACATCAAGCGCGGCCTGCGGACTTCTTACGACGGCTCGATCTCGGTCGCCGAATTGGCTGAGCAGTGGATCGACGCATCGATCCATCTGTCTCCTGGCACCCTCTGGACATACCAGCGCGATCTGAACCGCTACATCTTGCCGACCTTCGGCGATCTCAAAGTCTCAGCGCTTACGCCGCCGGCAGTGCAGCGATGGCTTGCTCAAGAGTTGAAACGTCTCGCGCCCTCGAGCGTTCGTCGTCATCATCGGACCCTTGCCACGATGCTTAACTGGGCAGTCGACCAGGGGATCGCTGCGAAGAATGTCGTCGACAAAGTCAAAGCGCCACGCATCCCTCGACGAGACATGGAGACCTTCACCGTTGAGCAGATCGAAGGAATCGCCGCTGCCATTCCCGAGCGCTACAAGTGCCTCGTCTTGGTCGCTGCCTATGGCGGCTTGCGCTGGTCTGAACTTGTCGGTCTGCGTCGCATGGATGTCCAAGGCGCGCGCATAACGGTCGCCGGGCAGCTGATGTTTCTCAACAAACAATGGCTGAGAGAAGACCCGAAAACTGCGGCTGGCCGGCGCACGATCGTGCTGCCTGAGTCGGTGGCGATCGAACTGCAAGCACACCTTGACCAGTTCACCGGCCCGAAGCCGAGCGACCTGATCTTCACCTCGTCATTCGGCAACCCGATCTCTCAGAGCTTCCGACGCAACATCTGGTATCCAGCCTGCTACGCCGCCGGCATGGGGGAGCAGGTCATCAGGAACTACAAGCCAGCCTTCGTCAACATGCCCCGCTTTCACGATCTTCGCCACACCTCTGTGGCGCTGGCAATCAATGCTGGCGCTCACCCGAAGGCGATCCAGCAGCGGCTTGGCCACGCCTCGATCGCGATCACGATGGATCGCTACGGCCACCTCATGGCTGGCATGGATGCCGAACTGGCTGGCGACCTTGACGACCTGCGGTCTGCGAAATAGGTGCCACCGCTTGCGCGTGACATCGGTCACGGTTAGGTTGCAGACACTTAGCGGAGAATTGTTATTCGGACGGCGGTCGAAATGGCGAATGCAATCACCCCCCCCGAAATCGGTCTGTCAGAGGGGCTCGCTAGTTTCGACGCCATGAGCGACGACTACACAAAAAGCCAATGGTTCACGGCTTTCGTGTGTGCTGCTCACATCGCTGGCGATGATCCAGCACTGTGCAGCGCAGTAGTTGAGCAGCTGCGAATTGTCGGCGGCTTACTACGAGCGCCGCAGCATCTCAATGAGTCCGAGCAGCGTGGCTTTGTTGGCGTCGGTGAGATCCCGGTCAGCCAAGATCATCTGCTCAATCGTGGTCTCTTCACTGATGCCGACGGGAACCCAGCCCAGGTGGCGTGAGAGATGCCCTGGCTCAACTTCGCAAATCTGCTCGAGGATCAGAACTTCGGGTCGAGCAGGTTCTGAGTAGCCGGTCGTCCAGTGACCGACAGCGCTAGAGGTCTTATCTATGCCAGCCACAAGCGCGCGCCTATGAAGTTGCGCTGCAGACTCGACGCCCGCAGCTGCCATCGCTGCCTTAAGAGCGACCGAGAATGCTTTGCGCTGCTCGTCGGTGGTGTTCGTCTGTCGTGCCATAGTGCTGCCCTAAATCTAGAGCAAGCGTGACCGGCTTGGCCCCTACTGGCTTGCCCTACTTATCACCCTAAGCAGTCGCAAATAGAAAGACAACCTGCCGCCCTAAATCATTTCAAAATCTAAATGCTTGACATGCTAAATAGGTGAGCAGTACGGTGCAGCGGCATGGAGCCACTCACCAACGAATCGGGCCAACTCGGGCGACTTCGTGACCTTCCCTGGCTGGTCGAATACACCGGGCTGTCGAAGGACACGATCTACGAGCTGGTCAAGCAGAACCGCATCCCCGTCACGCGCATCGATCGTCGGCTTCGCTTCGACATCGTCGCCATTGATAAGTGGATCGGCCGCCACACCACCACGCCAGAGCGTGCGGCATGACGATCGTTCGCTGTCCTCGATGCGGACTCATCGCAGCATTCGGCACCGCCGAACAACGACTCGATGAAATCCGTCGCCACACTTGCGCACACCTGACTCACCCAACACACGCTTGGACTGCGTCAACGCCGGACGGTGCAGCGTGAAGCGCGCGACGTTGAAACAGGCGCTGCAGTTCAGCGCACTCGTCGTCGGCTTTGCATTGCTGCCGACACCAGTCGAAGCAATCGCGCAGTCTGATCTTCTTGGCCCGATGATCGCCTTGGTTGCATTGTGTGCAGCTGCAGCGGTCGGCATCTTTGCATGGCCGGTTAAGCGATGAAGTCCGACTGGCTCGCAATGGTCGCAGTTTTCTGCATCGTCTTCATGGTGATGCTTTGGGTCTGGCTGATCAGTGGCGGCGTGCTGTGACTAACCCACAGAAACGCAAGGGCTCAGACGCTGAGCGTGCCGTGGTCGAGTACCTCGCAACCCTTGGCGTGCGCGCGCAACGTATCCCTGCCGGCGCAACTGACGATCGTGGCGATCTGTTTGTGCCGATCATCGAGTGGCCGAGCATCGATGTGAAGAACTACTCGAGCTACGCCGGCCAACTGTCGCACTGGATTGATCGAGCGAACGACCAGGCAGGCAACGCCGGTCGCCGCTTCGGCGTTGTGTGGTTCAAGCGCACACGCAAGACCAGCCCTGCTGATTGGTATGTCGCCATGACAGGCGAAGCCTTCACGACCCTCATGGCAATGATCGGAGAGAAACCGTGAACGAACACCAGATCGACCGCATGAAAGCACGACTGCTCGAAGAGTTCCTGGCTGCAGAGATTGATCGCGAGGTGCTCAGCGACAGCATCGAAACTCTCGAGGTCTGTCGCCGACGCATCGCTCATCTCGATCGACTTGTCGACGCACTGCAAGCCGAGATCGCCTACCACCGTTCGTGTGGAGATCGGA